ATGTTGTAAGACAAGGAGGACTACTTCCTGACAATCAGTACAAGTACATCTTTACTAGGTGGAAAGCTGCTCCTGCAGCATGGAGAGCAACATCAGCGTATGCAATTTCTGCACCTCCGGGTGAAGGAATTGAAACCACATCATCAGATTTTAGCCAGCAAATAGAATCATCAGTAGCGTATAGTCGAGGTCGCATTACGTTCACTGAAACTGGATTGCGAAATAGTACAACAGATTACAATTATGACTATCTCCTAATCTATAGAAGATGTGACACCATCTTTACCGATGGCATGCCTAGATTGATAGGTATGATCCCAATTAACCTTGGGACTGCTAGTAGTTATACTGGACAAGCTGCGCAAGTATTTGATTATGCTGCCGCGTCTCCAGCACTTGTGGCTGCTGACGGTTTAACATTTGATGTTAGTTGGGCAACCAACGTAGGCACATACACTATCTATGATGACGTAAAGGATACGAATATCCTATATAGCACAAACATAGGTAGACAGGGTGATTTCTATCATTCCGGTAATGATCAACTTCCTACTGGACTTAGTTCAATAGCATCTCACAAGCAACGCTTGTTTGTTAGTAAAGACAACGCGCTTTATGCGTCATGGCCATTAAATAAAGATAACGAATATGGTGTATATACTACTAACATCCCAAATGTACAAGATCCATTCTTAGCCGTTAAGGGCGCATTGATGACCATAGGATCACAGGATGATAAAGAGAAAATTGTCAATCTGTTGTCATATGCTGGAGATGGAGTAGTAGCTGCGGGTGGAGACACCTCAGCTGTTCTGATTGCATTTAGAGAAAATAGTATCGTCCCGATTATGGGATTTGATCCAACATCTTTTCAAGCACAACAGTTTGTACGTGAACCGGGGGCTGGTTTACTTGCACCAAAAGGTATTGCATCTGTAATTGGTAAACCACTTTACGTTACAAGTTCTGGGATTAGCACAATGGCTGGAACAACAATTGAACCAGTAAGTCTTCCACTTGAAGGTGTGTTAAATCCAAGATCGTCAGACTTTGGTCCTACTGGATCTGCTTCATATATAAGTGCTGCTGCATATTCTGGAATCATATTACTTACACATGAACGCCGATTGTATGCGTTTGCACCTGTAGCTGGAGCAACTACATCAACATCAAATTCAGTATGTTATGTTTGGGATTCACGTACTACAGGATGGGTTAAATGGAATTTACCAATATTTTCTGCGACTCAAACATTTGCCACATCTGCAGTAAGTTGCACGTCAACTAATGATGTTGCAGACATGTACGTTGGTGGAAGTAATGGACAAGTTTTTAGATTAGAAGGATTTGCAGATAGGCCTACATATAGCGGTGCAAATAGTAATATTGCTTGGAAATTACTTACTCGTCAATATGGGCAAACATATGCTGAAGGAGTAGCCTATTATGGTGTTAATAGACCACATCAATGCAACATACATTATTACAGCCCTTTGTCAACCACGATTACGTGGAAGGTAACATCCAATAGAAATTCAACTGGGTATAGCAAGAACTATACAACTGCGGTGAATGAGGACAAAGCAATTGCGCTAAGGCAATTACCGGTTGATTTACGTGGGTCTTGGTTACAGTTAGAGTTAACAGGGTCCGTTCAATCACGATTAGAGATTCATGCAGCGTCTATACAATCAACTGAAAGTGCAGTTAGGAGAAGTTAATGCCAATTATTGGTGGACTCACAACGCCGGATAGTGCACAGACTGGTGGATCAGTTGGTCCCGGTAAAAGTAAAGCTGTAACGCGAAACATACAGACTGCTGGTAATTTTTCGCAAGCATATACACCCGCAAACTTTACTCCCATGACAATTACTGCGACTGGGAATGCGGATACTGGTCAATTAATTATTCAAGCAGATGCTGCTGCTGCAGCAGTAGTTATTACTTTACCTTCGGCATACTATGCTAAGGGACAATTTATCCATATAATAAAGATTGATAGTACTGCAAATCAAGTATCGCTTGCTGCATTGTCTGGAGATACGGTAGTTAAGGCAGCAGCAAAAGCATGGCCAGTAGCGCAGTATGAAACAATTACAGCTGTTGCTCAAACATCAACTACGGGAACTGGTATCTGGTTTGTATTACAGTAGGAGGAACGCATTATGCCACCACAAATAGGCATCGGACTAGCATCACAGTTTTTAGGAAACATGGCAGGTGGCGCATTTGGTAAAGTGCGCAATCCATATCAGGCAGACATTAGCAGACAGCGTGGTGCTAATCAAATGATGACTAATATGGCACAGCAAAACTATCTTAAAAATAACACATTAGCTAATAAATCACAGGATCAAACAGAACGACTAAGGCAGAACGCCATTGAAGGCGCAATGAATCCAGATGCCACTAACACTATGCTTAGAAGTGCTGGTGCTCAAATGGGTAATATCACTGCAAACGCAGCTCAAGCACAGGGTCGCTACAATGCTCAAGGCAATGCCCTAAACTTAGGTGGTGGAGTTACTGGTGGCATGATGACCGATAACTTCTACAACAACCCTATCTCCCAAGCTATGTCGCAGGGTGCTGTGCAGTATGCAATGGGCGCAGATGAGAGGCGCAACAGAGCATTAGGACTAGCCGACCAAGGTTATCAATCAGCGGCTAATGCAGCCCGTGGATTCTTTGGTGATACAACATCAGGTATTAATAACCTTACTGGTCAGTACCAAGCAGAGGGTCAAGCTGCAATGGAAAGAGACGCAGCGCTCCAAGGCAAGCGAGATCAGATCTCTGGTATGTTTGGAAACTTAGGTGGCCAATATCTTAACCAGATGAATTCCGATAGAGACTTTAAGTCGCAAGATGCGGTTCGTCAAGCTGAAGCCGATTACTATAGAAGAAGGACTAGTTAATGAAAATCAACTCCGGTGGCGTTACGGGATTACTGTCTTTCCTTGATACTCTTCAGCAAGGTAAGGGTCAACGTCAACAACAACAGCAACAATTCAGTCAAGAGAAGTTGCAGTCTGAACAACGAATGGCTGAAGGTAGACGAGCTGATGCTACATACAAGCGCGGTATTGACGCTGAAAATCGTGGGATTGATCAGTACAACAGAGAACTTGCTGACTATAATGCCAATGCTCCCATTAGGGATTTAACACGCGCAACATCACTTTTTGATTTAAAAGCAAAGCTACCAAAAGAACGATTGCAACTCAAAACACAGTGGATGGATTTTGAAGGTAAACAAAAAGAACAACTTAAGCCTCTAATTGCTAAATTAACTGATCGTAATCTGTCACCCGGAGCAGAAGCAATCATTAGAGGACAGATCGAGGACATTACGAGAAGCAACGCTGAAGCAAAAAAATTATTTGGTGAACACGCTCAATCGTTGAACCTTGGAGATATTTTTAGTGATTCAAAATGGGAAGCTCCAGACTTATTAAGTCTTGGTGGATTAAAACCTACTGGACAGCAACAAGGTCTACCTACTGGTCAAGGACAAAATGTAGGTATGGACAATGCCGACATTTACAACTGGATGGATATGAAAGCTGCACCTCAAGCTCCCGGTGCTAATGCCGTTCTACCAACATCAAACAATGTGCAAGTAGGACAAGGCACAGGTATGGGTGCAGGTGTTGAAACGAATGTAGATAACACTGGTATGGCTGGAGGTATGAATGCAGGTACGGGTGCTGGTAATGTAAATCCACCACCGCCACCACCTAATGAAAAAGTACCCACAACTGGTGAGGTAAAACCACCACTTAAACCAGAGCCTATAAAAATTCAGCCAGTAAGTACTGCTGACATTTTAGCTGGTAAACCTTACAGTATTGCAAAAGACACATCACTGACTGTCGAAGATAGAAAAGCATTACGGACGTTAATGAAGGATAGAGGTGTCAATGATTATGAAATTGGCGCATATGATTACACACCGGCTAAATATGATCCACAGGGTGGTGCGTATACACGTCCAGATGGAACAGTTACTAAAGTAGGGGAATTAATACCTGCGAAAATTCAATTTAATCCAATAAAGGCTACCCGCCTTGCATTGCCAATGATTGTTAACGCTATTAAAGATTTTGCTGCAACAAATAAAGTGTCTCCGTATGAGGCACAGGTTGCACTTGGATTAGATAATCCAGCCATACAATTATTTGATGAATCTGGAGCAAATCGTTTAGCAACATTATTAGATGACAATGCAGCAGCATCTAATGTTATAAAATCTATTTATCACCGTGCTCCAGATTTATTTAACGCATCTGAAGATAGTCGTAAACGTGCAGCAACTACAGCAAGTGATTCCCTAAAAGGTGCTGAGGCACTTATGCAAGGCGTTCGTGATGATATTAAACGTGAGTTTGATAGGAAGCAGGCTGATCAGGATAGAGCTGCTAGATCTGTTGTCACTAAAGGTGATGCAGATAATGAAGTTCTCAAGGTAGCTACAGATTCAATTACTATTGCAAGAGCATCTGCAATGAAACGGCAAGCTCAATATGAAACATGGGCAAGTAAGTTGGATACAGCTACACCTGACACAGAATCTGCTATCTTGCAGGGTGTTGGAATTATTAGTGGCAAATTACCTAGTGGTGTAACTACTGGTGAATTAGCAAATGGGTTTCGTGTTTATGCAGCGGCAGTTGATAAAGCACGAGCAGAAAAAGATAATTATAAATTAAAAGGTACCGTAGAGTCATTTCAAACCATGCAAAAAGGCATGAATGAAATTACAATATCTGCAGGCAAAAAGTTGCAAGCATCTCGATTTTATAAAAATGCAACACCAGTGTTGCAAAAAGTACTTGATTCCATCGCAGTGAAAGTAGAATAGGCAGATATTTATGCAAGGATCAATCTTACGTTATAACCCACGTACCAACAGATACGAAAATGTAAAAGTTGAACGACCTGAAAGCAAATCTGTTGCTTCAAAACGCGAGGAGTTACTTCGTAAGAGAAAGAAACTTACTGACGCAATGCAGTCTAGGTCTTTGTCTGGGCCAAGTTATACTGTTGCGGTCAAAGATATTGACAATCAAATAGCAGAAGAAAACGCAAAGGCGCGTAAGGTTCGAACTGAATTTGTAGAGCCACTTAAAAAGAAATTAAACGAAAACAATCCTGAAGTTGTAGGTAAGGAAACCTTAAATAACATCAACTATGCTTATCGTTCTGGTTTCATCAAGCCATCAGAATACGATGAATTAACATCTAAGTATAAATCCCTTACAGAGAATCTATCAAAGATCAAAGTCACTGATCCCGGTACAGAACAACAAGTACCGGCTAGTAAATTAATGATGGGTGGTCAATTTAGAAGTGATGCATCTGTCTCTGATATTGAAGCTGAATCTGCTGATGAAAAGACAAATTTAGCAGGTGGCATAACAAGGCAACGGCAACGCGGTGATGACACAGCACTCAATACAATAGGTGGCACATTTGCTTCTACTGCTGGAACGCTTAGTGGATTAGCCTCATCGTTTAGATTGCGTGATAGTCGTGGCGTAGGATCTGGTGAAGAAGAAGAGTTCTCACCAATGGCCGATGCTTATGCAAAAGAACAACAACGCATTGCTAAAGTTGAAGAAAAACGCGCTCGTGGTGAATACAAACCATGGGAAGATATTAGTGCTGAATCCGAACCAAACTATTTACTTGGTTTAGGAGCAGGAGCAGAACAAGGCGCACAGCAATTTACAATGCTTGCACCACAAATTGGCAACAGAATGTTCGGAGTCAAGGACCAAGACTACGAAGAAGCCTACATGAAAAAGTTTGGTGACGTTAATGATAAGACCTATCAAGTAGGACGTCACTATGGTGAGCAGATGGCTGCTCAATCAGTATCACTAGCTGGATCTATTCCTGTTATGCAAGCCTACGGACAACTAGCTATGAAGTTAGCTGCTCCATTTGCAAGAACAGCAGGAGCACTAAATGTAGCTCGCACCGCTGGCATGCTGACACCTACAGTTCTTGGTGCTGCCAGTACTATAGCTGGACCTAATACTACAACAGGAAGAGCACTTGGAATCGCTGGAGATCCAATCAATACATATTTAGAGTCATTACAGCCTGAAGAAGAAAAGGCAGCCAGAGCTGCAATTATGGCAAACGACCCATCATTAGCATGGAGTCAAACAGGTATGAGTTTGGCTTTATTTAGTGGTCAAACGGGTCGTGTATATAAAGATGCCAGACAACTATACAAGATGGTTAAGGAAGCAAATAAGACCGTCAAGGCTGGTGGTACTAGTCCATTGCGTGATCTTGGAAGTAAGACTGCTGCTGAATACATGCAGTTGTCTAATGAGGTAATACCAGATCTATCATTTGGTGTCACTAACTTAATTCAACCTGTTGCGCAAGCCATCTCATCTAAGTTCAATAAAGATGTTCAAGCGCCATCTGAGGGTGATTACATTCGGTCATTGGCTATGGCTTTTGGTGCAATGCGTCCATCTGGCAAATTAAGTAATCTATTTAGATCTGAGTTTCGCGGCAAGGATATCTATGCAGGTAGTAACGCAAAGTCTTATTCCCAACTAGAGGCACGTAACATTGTTGAGAATGGCGACACGTTTATCAAGTTAGCCAATGATAGATTCAAATCTTCTTTTGGCGGACAAGATGGCAACACCGATGATTTAAAACGTGTTGTAAGTTATCTGCGCAAATTAGCTGCAGAACAATTTGTTGCCGACAGACAAACTCCGGGCACTGCTTGGAATAGTCCATCTGCAATTTTCGCTGAAATGATGTCTGGTCGAAATGCTAATCAAGAAACTGTTGATGCTGCATTGCAATTGGTCCGAGCAAAAGGCGATGCAACTCCAGTAGAACCAACAAGCAAGTTGATGATGCTGCCGATTAATGAGTCACTTTATCCAACTACTGCAGTTGGAAAGAAGCGACAAATAGCTGCTCTTGCTAAAGAGATAGAACCACAAATGCGTGTTTCTATGGGTGCAGATATTCCTGAAGCTCGTGACGCAACTGAACTAACTGATCTTGAAAGCGGTGCAGTACAGTCTAAAAACTTCTATGGTGTCAAATTAAATACAAGTGAAGGCGGAAAGCAAGAGTATTTGATTTACAACAAGACGTTTACGGATGTTATTAAAACAGAGCTTTCTGATTTTGCGGATGTCCAAATCATTGACGCAAAAGATGTTTCTCGATTACGAGGCATTGGTCGCACAGATAACCTTATCAAGTTTGCTAAAGATGAACTTGATTTATCTCAAGGCTCAATGTCATATAGATCACCAATGGGTTTATCAGTTGTCGTTGGTATAACCAATCGTGGTGGAGTAACAGTTAAGACTAGGGTTAACGGCGAAGATATTGTGCGGACAATGTCTTACAAAGAGTTTGCTGCAGATATGCCTCGTGGCAATAACGATGTTAAAGATTCAGTCAGGCAGTCTATTGAAGCACTTGGCATTAGTCCCGACACAGAACTTACTGATAGAAGTTATCCAATCTCAGGGGATAAGGATACATTTCCAACTGAGATTAATCTCGGTAAAGACCAAACAACTAGCGAGCAAATTAAAACTGTTGGTCGATTAATTAGTATTGAAAATCTGTTAAACCCAACTGGCATTTATCAACTTCCTGATGGATCTGTTATTACACAAGGTATTCCTAGAGGTGCCGATCAAACTGTATACGAACCTATTTCTGAACAAGATTTATTGTCAGGTTCGTATGCATCTAAGTTGTCAATGGTTGAACAGGTTGACGCAATCGTAAGTGGTGATTCTAAATCTATAGAAATGCCTATGGATCACCTAGGTACAACAACTAAAGTAATTTTAAATGCCGAACAGATAACAAAACTAGGTGAGATATCTCGTTCTGACATGAGTGATGATGCTAAAGAATTGGCTATTGCTCAAGTTGTTTCTGATTACCTTGCCGACACTTCTGCTGAGAGTGGATTTATTGGTCGAGTTGCTAATGGTGAATTAGTCTATGACACCAAAGCTCGTGTCGGTGACATGGTTTATGCTCGCATCGGTGACAATATCAATCCTGAGAAAGAAGCACTGGTTGTTGACGCACGTGACGGTATGGTTACCGTTAAATCACTTGATGACCCTGAAGGTGTTTCATATACTTTAAGCGCAAACGACGTTGTCTTAAATTCTGCTCGTGATGATTACAAGTTAGATCAAAGATCTTCTGGCTTTACACCTAGTGAAGGCACACCTGAATTACGTCCATTAGTAAGAACACTTACAGATGAAGAAAATGCAGCAGCATATACAAGATGGCGCGACACACAAAAAGCATGGGAGCGAATTAAAGCTTCAACACCTGAAGATATTAATGACGTACTACTTGATGTACTACTTAACGGCACTGCCCCAATTACTCAGATACAAGAAGCTTTAGTATCTTTCTCATTACAGCATGGCATTATTGACACAATGGGCGCTATCTATAATGCGCTTGATAATGTCACTAGACCTAACAGTGATGTGAACTACGGTGCAATTACTCGCGTAGCAAAGATGTTTGCAGGAGACGGATTTGAAGTAACGCTTAATCAAATACATCAACACTTAGATTCACTTGGTATTATGTCAGACGCTTTTGCTTCTGCTAATGCTCGTGTGCCAAATGCATATAGTCGTACCGCTAGACCACGTGTGTTTCAGATGGCGCATCAAATTAATTTACTTCTTGGGAGACCTTCTCAATCTAAAACAGATGCTGCTTTATATAGAGCTGCAGCCAAAGCATTGCGACTCAATGAAGGTGAACTTGCTGATTTGAATATGGCAAAGGTAATCAGTTTATCTAAGCTAATGCGTTCTATTTCAGGCCAAGCGTTTTACCATATGTCTACACAGTGGCATATTGATTCCATTGCTGGTTTGAAAGTTGAAGCTCAAGTAAGTTTAGGTAGAGCTATTTACTCTGCACGTGACGAGGCAATTCGTGTTGCTGTTAAAGATAGTAATCTTCCAGATTCATTAGTTGATTTTTGGAAAAATGAAACTAGCTACAACAAAGCAAAGAAGGATGCAAAAGAATACGTCAATGCATTTGGCGAGAAGGCTCTTGAAGAACTTCACGCTCTTGGGTTAGAGTTCTTTTATTATCAGGCATCTACTGCTGATCAACGTGCTACTGTTAGACTCAATTCACTTAACCCAGAAGCATCAATTGAGTTTGCTAAAAAAGCGGCTGGATATATTGCCAAGGACTTGCAAGTCAATATCATAAGGACTGAGACTAATGCTAAGTTAAAAGATGGCACATTCATGTCTTATGGAAAAGATGGAACTCCAGATGGCACAAACACATTAGCGTTTTTAAATATGATTTCCTCTTCCGAGTCAAATCGGCAGATGGTTATTCAAACAATCAACAGCTCTGATGTTGATGCTGAAACAAAAACGAAGTACATCGATTCGATCAAAGACTTATTACAGCAAGTCGATGAATTGAATCCTGCACAAAAAATTAATTACGAAGCAACAACAGATGCCACTGGCAAGACAACTTCTATTACAGAAACAACTGGAGAAGTAAAGTCTATCGAAAAAGAAATTGATGATCATGTAACAACACGATCGATGCAGTTACTTGCTGATGCAATGGGCATTCCGTCTGATGAATTAATGGAAGGTATGCGCAACACAAACGTTGAAGCAATCCATTCAGCCATTAAACAATTAACTAAAGATGTCGCTGGTCAGAAAACAGCATTTTTAGAATACCTGTCATCAAGACCTGACATGGTTGCAGCTAAGTTAGCTTATGCACAAGCAAAGGCTATGGATAAAAACGCTGATGGTAAAGAAGAACAATTAAAAAGTGCTGGTGCAGAAATCTCTAGAATTCGCAGTGAGGTCTTTAATGATTTTGCCAATCAGAGAATGGGTTTAGTTAGAACCCTTGAAAAGATTAGCGACGCATTAAATTACTTATCACCTGATGACGCACCACCAACTGATATTGGTAATTTGACATTAGTTAAAGCATTCAAAGACAAGTTGGAGTTGTTAATTAACAGTGCTGTTAATTCTTATGGAGAAGCGAAGTCTTTTTATACTGAATCAGGAAAGCTTGCACGAGAAACAGTAAAAGGCAGGACTGTAGCGTCTGTACCAACACAAGGATTAGGATTACTTGATGATTCAGGTACATCCTTAAATACAAATGAATTTGCAAGACGGAAAGTGCAATTACAAGACACATTGGCTGATACTGAAGAACACATTGAAAGCATTAACGCGCAAATTGCAAAAGCCAATCAAGAAAACAATTTAGCATTAGTCTCTAAACTAGAAGACATAAAAGCATTATTTGAATCTGGAGCATTTGAAAGTGAAGCACTAGACGAAGCTCAAGAAGAATCTGGACTACTTGGAATTTTCAGCAAAGATGTAAATGCCTTATTGAGAGAGGCATCTGCATTTGATTTAGGTGGAATGTTTAAATCAATTTACGATGTTGATGATCAAGTATTTAATTACCTGCAAAGCATGTTATCTGCTGGTGTAACTGATTTATATAGAACCAATTCTGAATTTAAAACTCAATGGAAATCTATTTCCGTGCAAATGGCTACAACTGCCGCAACCATGGAAGGGTCTAATGCTGCAGCAAGAGCAAGAGTAGCAGAGACTGCCGAGTTCTTAACTGAGCCTGTTAACGTAGATGCATCTGGAAGAATTACACTTCAAGGATTATCTGCTGACTCAAAAGAATTAAGACCAGATGTTGCATCGCAACTAGGCGGTATTGAAGCAGATAACTCTGAATCCCCTATACGGAATATCGATGTAACAGAAGAAGATGTTACACAAATAAAACCTGTAGAAATTGAAGAAGACCTAAAAGCATTTGTGTCGGATGCGCCCTTACTTATACAAGATGCATTCAACATGGATGAGTCTACTAGTTTGCAATCTGAAAACAATCCCGGCTCTGGAACCGTGTTAGTAAAAACTTTTGTTGGCCACAACAGAGCTGGCGTACAGCAAATATTTGAAGGCATTTTACGTAATTCGTTTAGTGGGCGTGGATCTGAGTACATTGAAACACTTGGTGGAACTGAGGTTGGTTCACATCGATCAGAGATTAAAAACGCAATCAATGGATTAGACGTTTTAAATATGATGAAGATGGATGCTGATCCATCAAAGATTGATGTAACCGATGCAGTCAAAGGAACTATTTTAAACAACTGGATACCTAAGATTGTTCAGTATTTACCTGCTACTATGCCTCGCCAAGAACGTGTCGCTGTATCGCGTAAGTTTTTAAACGACATGTTTAGAAATTCTGAAATCCGAAATGTCGCAGATGTTATTAACTATTTTGCGACTGAGGGAAGTAGGATTAACTTTAAGCCATCCGATGCTGTTAATTTATTAATTCCTCGTGCTGGTCATACGGATATTGATTTAACGAAACCTAGTGAGAATCACGCATATCGGATTGGTATAGCACATGCAGTACTTGGCGATAAGTCAAGGACTGATTCAGTAGAATTTAAAAGTGCTATCGACAATCGACCCGCACTAATGACTACAACTGGTTCTGTTGCGTCGCGATACGGTTCTTCATCCTTGTATGTAGTCCCAGTAGACATGAACGCAGTAGACGTCAAGGTTGCTGCATTCATGCGTGACTCTTACTCTAAGATAGATAAGTCTGGACTACGAGAAGAGGACATTAGAGTCTTAAATAAAATTGAGGCGCTGTATGCAGACCGTGCTTCAGGATCTATACAAGGTGATTCACAAAAAGCAATTAGATTACAAAGGGATGTTGATGCAGCCAGATCTTTAGCAGCTGGACTAGCAGATATGTATGACATGTTTGCTTATGGTCACGCAACAAGAACTATCAATAGGGAACTGCAATATGCATCGGAAGGAACTGTCGCATCGTACGCTGACATTATTAGTAGGGTTACTGGTAGTGACACCATTGTTAATGAGTTCCGATCAATGGCTAAGAGGATGTCTGTTGGAGAGGCACTTAACAAGTTGAAGTCTGATGGAATACTTACTGATAAACAAGTTCGATTCACTATGGTTTATCAAACAGCGCGACACAAGAAAGACTTCTATCAGAATATTGCACAGACACACTTTACTGATTGGGCTTGGCTAAAAACAGCTGGCACTAAAATAGGTGAAGTAACACCTGATGGGCAAAGACTTTACGGATATATGACAAAGATCCGTAGGGATGAAGCTCTTATGAATTTAGTGGCTATTGGGAAAGGTTCGTCAAACGGATATCGCAGTGCGTTTACATTAGCCCATGAAGTTAGCCATGTGTTGATTGATAGTTTAGATCCTGTTCTTCAATCTAAATTTATGGAGACCTTGTTCCCTGACAATATGTCTGGATCAATCATTGACCCATTAAATAAATCTGTGTTTACTTTAGATGACAATCCATACGCAGTAATGAGGGCACAGATTCAAGCGGTAAAGAGAGCAGTTGAAAGCAAAACATTTACCACCCTACAAGACGCATGGAAGACCGACCCTAGGTTAATTAACTACTCTGACAGATGGCATACAGCTGGTCACGAAATGGGCGTTACTGGAATATTAAACTTTGCTTTGCGCAATGATTTTGTTATTTCAAATAATGATGCAGCGTCTATTGATTACGACATGATGTCTGTTATGGAACAGGTTTCTGGACCATTAAATGCTTTTGCTAGACAGATTATGAAGAGTAATCCTACTGACTTTGTAAGTATCAATGGAGCACCAAGGGCAGTTTGGATTAGCGATTTACCCGTCATTTCATACACAACAACAACTCCAGCACCAAAGGTTGGCAGTAAGAAGGCTTATACAAAAGAACGTACGACTCGTCCGTTTATCAGTATGCGGAGAAACGACTTCATTAGATTTAGTGTTACTCCACAGATGGCACGTCAAGTTGGTGGGTTGTATTTTGGACCAGACTCACTTGCTGGAGGAATGGTTGACCCAGCATTCAATTCAACAGCTAATCCAGCACACATGGGTTATGGTTATCCTGTTGAATATACGTCTGGAACTTACAAAAGAGATACGTTCCTACCTGTAGATGATGCACAGGGTGCAGCCATTCTTGCGGATATCAGCTCAGGCAAACTGGAAGGATTTATAGCACCACAAGCAAGTGCTTCATCAGCCAGCAGAGATCCGGGTACTAACGCAGCAACAAATACATTCAACGGTCAAGTCGTTGGAATGATTGTAAAGACTCGTTTTGAAAACTTGGCAGATGTTGAAGCTGCTGGTTTTGTTGCTGCGTTTAGAACTCAGGATGCAGTCAACAGAAATAAGTATTACTGGTGGGTTAAGTCTTCTGTTGAAGGAGATAACTGGTTCACTCCACGTGCTTATCAAACAGCTGGATCTGAAACAGCTGATCAACGTGGTGCAAATTATCAAACTGCAGTTACAGAGGATTATGCATACGTAGCTGAATCACCAATGGTTATTCATTACAAAGAACCTACGTCTGATGGCTTTACATGGAAGCAACGAAAGGTTAATGGCAAGTTTGTCCTTGGTCAAACTGCACTAACTAATCAATCTATGCAAGCAAAAATGATGGGTAACACTGGTGGGTACGACGCTAAATTCTCTAACTTGATTTACAACATGAATAGGAAGTTTAGCTTAGCGCAATATAACCTTAGAGGTAATTTACGCTTTAGAGATCAACAGGCTCTTGAACAACAGTTGTCGTTAGGTGTAAGTAACAAGTACGCACGTAACTATTCTCTTGACCCACAACTTGACTTGGCCACAAGACTTGGTGCATACATGGGCAGTGAACAACAGCGCGTTGTTAATGCATCAGGTATTGATTACGGTGCTCGTATTTCTGCAGGTAGCCGTGTATTCAAAAACTCCATGTGGAATATCATGAAGCAAAACAATGATTACTTCACAGACATTGGTTATTTAACAGAAGAAGGTGAAGCGTTTATTGGCCGCATCAATGACGCTCTTGTAGATGTATCTGGATTCATTTCTAATTCAGGTTTATATCGACACAATGAAAACGCTTTGAATTCAGTGCGTAGACTTTCATCAGATGCACCAGTTGTATTGGTTGAGAAAGATTCACGTGAAGCTCGTGCATTACGAGCGTTCCATCAAACACTAATTGAAACATCTCCTGATGCCGGTAATGAAGGAGCTAGTCTTCTTTATGCAAAGCAAGTATTCAAACGTATCTATGACGTCATGAATAACTTTGATCCTACTGGTGAAAACAAAGGTATGTCACTTGAATCAATTAGTGACATCTTGGCAGCAGACTCCATCACGCAAGATGCTGCATCATATTTTGATATCGATGTTGATGGTGAATCTATAAACATCTTGTCACCTCTTAGCTCAATGTTCAGTAGTGGGTTATTACATATTAATGACAGCAATGTTTTTGAAGTCGGAGGTGAAAGACTTATTGATCAAAGTAATGAATTTGATCAAGTTTATAACGATACGATTTTAAATATTAATCGCGGATTAGACATCACGTCAAACAACCGTTTGGATCAAGGTGCTACAAGTGTTGCTGCTGGACACGTAATGAATTTACTATTCAAGCATGTGTACTCTAAGCCGTCACAACAAAAGGATTTCCTGCAAAGGTTACAATCTGAAGATTTAAATGTACGTGCTCGTGCATTTACTGAAGTACAAGCCGTGGCATTACTAAGTGATCTTCAATCAAGAGAAGTTGGTCGAGCATTATATAACTGGCAGAACTTTAAACTGATTGGCGATTCATTTGTACAAAAGAATAATGTCATTATTCAAAATGAATCAGGCGCGTCATTCCGTGTATCGTTAAACGACAACTCTGTAGTTTCAGTTTCACGTGATCCGTTTACTGGTACATGGGTAGACAGAGATTACCTAGCAGACAGAATGCCGTTATACAGTACCGAGGCTCGTGAAACTCCACGTAAAAAAGCTGAAGGTGAGGTCGTTGAGGATATTACTCAAGAACAAATACTCAGCATATTGTCTGGTTCTGAGCGTAGTGAATTATCTACAAATAAATCCATTGTTATTGCTAGACCTATGTCGATTACAGATTTGATTGCCAATAACGAGTTAGCAGATCAAACATCGGGACTTAGGTTTTATCAAGTAGCATCTGTTAGGCGCACTCAATCAATGGGTGACACAAAGTTTGGCGAGAAGATGGGCATCACAACTGAATCTGGTATTTCATTTACAGCCACTGAATTATCAAATCCATACAAATCTGTGAATGCGGATGGCTCAAACAATCAGGATATTGCAAGTCAGAATCCACGATTATTAATTGACACTGTATTTAAAAATGACATTTTAGATTCTAAGCAACGTGATTCAGTTGGCAATAAGAAGCTTGTACCAATGCAAGTACACATTGCAAAACTGTTGACTTCACAGGAAATTATGCGAGGCATGGAGGATGCAAGTGATCTACAAGACTGGATGGATAAATCAAAATCTTTAACTACTATCCGTGAAGCATTCTTTGAAGCCGAAAATGGAAGTGTTTACAAAGAGGTCAATACCGCAGTAGTTAAGTCTAACGAAGGCAGTACTTGGATGTCTGCTGGTAATGATTCTATTGACGTAGAAGACATTATGCCGGACAACTATAAGAAGGCAATGTATCCCGGATTTGATATACCTGAACATCTTGCTGATGATCCGATAGCAATTAAAGCCTATAACGAATTGCAAGTAACTAGATTTTTGCGTGAGGTTGGAACTGTACCATCCGAGCCAAAGAATCTTGTTATTCATAATGACGATTCTCTATCGGGAACAGTATCTTCTGTTCAAGTGAAGGGTGATACGTTATATGTTTCTATTCCATCAAGAATATTTGAGGAAACATCTGCTGCATTATTTAGTAGCTCTATAAGTCCTAGCCCAAGTGGACCAACACCAACATCTAGTGTTACTAAATTAGCACCGGGTCAGATGACTAAAACACCTTGGTTTAAAACTAAACGAGGCAAGGCTGTATCAAGTGCGCTTTCTTCTGTATGGGTTGAGTTAACTAGTATTGCAAAAGCTATGGTTCTCAACTATGACTTTGGACGTACGTTTATTCAGAACTACGCGCTTACGTCTATGAATCCAAAGAATGCATTGATGCAGTTCTATGGCATTGCGGCGATGGCTCCGAACTTGCCATTTGGTTCTACGGCTACAACGGGTAAAGGGTTTGCTGGTAAATTAATCGGAGCTATTGCAGGACATCGTAAGTTGGGAGCCTTTGGAGATAAGGCATATCACAATGTTGTCCAAGGATTATTTAGTAAGTACGGAACACCGGGCAATAACATTAGGTTAGGAATACTTCCATTTGGTCCTAAGACTGAAGTCTTTGGGTTTGGCAATCCGGGAAGTGGTAGAGCGTACACCATCGATGATCTGACTCAGACAGGGCTAGTTACTGATTACGGTGAATGGTATTCACAGGCTACTGAATTAGCAATGTTAAATGGCACGGACATTTATGATTATGCAATTCAAAACACCACCTCTGAAACATTTGGATCTGGAATACTAACTAAGTTATTGCCACTGGCTAATCCTATTGAGCGAGGAAACTCATTATCAACTGACATCTTACGCATTAAAACTTGGTTGGAATATGCAGCTAAAGTAGATAGCAATATATTGTTAAGTCCATATAAGAAAATGAAGATGAAACAAGATATGTCAACGCATATTAATGCAATGACTGGTGCTCCATCTGGATCTGACCCAGCATTGAAACCAGTAGTCAAAGGGATATTAGACTTTGGTAGAACTGCAATGAGTGCACCTCAATGGCATAAGTCGCAAGCAATGCAAAGTTTGCTACCTGCATTTATCAGCATGGGACTTAAAGCAACTGCGAATAAGTTAATTATGGGAGTCAATAAATACTCTGACCCGTTAGGTATTGGTGATGGGTGGGTTGACAATCAAGCAGAAAAAAGATTCTTTTCAATGGGGCCTGATGCATGGGTGCAAACCGCTAAGGTATTAGGCAACATGGCAATGCAAACTACATTGCTTGGACTCATAACTAATATGATGAGTCAGTATATTGAGAATAGACGGTTTTTAAATAAAGCTGACTCTCCAACTGACTGGTATGATTTTGCAACTATTTTTGGGTGGAATCATAGTAAGTTTGCAAATGTGCAACCAGCTCCGGGCGCGTTTACCGGTGTCATTCCGTTTACTAAAGAGTACGGTGGCGTCAGATTATTTAATAGCATTGCATATGATTTACCTCAATCGTCTACGTTCTTTAATAGGTCCTTGGTTGCACCATTTCAACGCACTGCTAATGCAAATAATACACAGGATGCGTTGAAGATTTATTTTGAAGAGGTAGCCAAAACTTTATTCTGGTCTAGATTAACATCGCTTGTATCTACAGTTAAAACAGCAGCTACAGGCAAGACATATTTAAAGTCTGCAGCAATGCAGCAAAGTAAAGGGTATGACGTTAAAAGAGAAGATCGAATTAAAGTACCATTTGGCCCCACTACTTTAATGGATGCTGCATATAGATTAACGTTAGGTGAACACGCTTCTGAGTTAGCACTCACGATGACTAACGTTCAGTATCAATCATTACTTAATGACATTGCCCTTTATGATGCAGACACAAAGGGTAAAGGAGACACTGAATTATCTGATGCTATGAAATGGTCTTTGTATTTAAAAATACTTGGAGTCAACTCTCGGTATAGCAACTTTGCAGTAAAAGATATCATCAAGAAGAAAAGAATTGATGGATTATTCTACGGAATTAAAGAACAACAACAGTATCCAAACGCATCTGATGTCGTCAACAGATTTGGTGTTAAGTCTTTATTGCAAGGAATTCCTGACAGCGCTCCTGATAATCCAGTGAGTATTATGTATGGATATCCATCGGACACTACGGCTGCATTATCTAAGATTAATAAAAAGGGATATGCCGAATCAGTAGCTAAGACTATACAAAAGAAGGTGCCAATGCCACCTTTACTCGGCGAATCAGAAGAAGATGCTGGCGAAGAAACACGTCGTCAGGCGGATGAATTGCTTGAACGAATGGAAGAGAGAGCAACAGAGCGACGTAATAGAGGCGGTAGATAAGATGAGTAATAAAGAGGTGTTTATTTCCATAGCTGAAAAATACATCGGTGTATCTGAACAGCCAGCTGGAAGCAATCGTGGGCCACTAATTGATCGATGGAATACAAATGTGCATGTACCATTAGGGAGTTTTTGGTGCGCATCATTTGTTAGTGGGATTGCAATGGAATGGGAAGATAAGGGTGGGGAAGTTTGGCCACTGTGTTTTAGCGCAGACTGCGATGTCTGGTTAGCAGTGGCTAAGAAGAATAACTGTTTATCTCAACAAGGTAAACCCGGAGACCTTGTATTACTTGTGAATGGCGACGATGCATATCACATTGGTATTGTTACAAAGTTTTCTGAATCAGGGACGCTGGTATCTGTTGAGGGAAATAGTAATAACGACGGAAGTCGTAATGGGTACATTGTTGCTGAACGTCAAAATGTATTTGCTGGTAGGAATAAAAAGAACGTTTACTTCATAAACCCTTGGCACCTCATTATGCACGAACAGGATTGGAAGATTGTCCTTGGAGATAAGCATATCGTTGCATTAAATGAAAACGGTAAAACCTACGCGCCAGTGCGTGAAATGGTTAAACTTGTTTTAGGAGACGACAGCTCTTTAGTTTGGAATGATGGACCAGAATTAAATGGTTCACCAATTGGTGTTCAATGTATTCTCCGTGAGAACACGTCTTACTGTGGAGTAAGAGATATCTCACGGAGATTAGGTTATGACTGCATAGTAAACAGTGATCAGAAGAAAGTTTATCTAAAGAAAAAATCCACCTGATTGAAACTCTGTAAACTTTGCGTACCGGGGTTCAAACTGTAACAGTGAGACCCCGGTCTTACCATTTCTGTTTTTGGCTGTTATAACCTCTGCTTTGTCAGCCTCTTGTTCTTCATCACCAGATTGCTTTTGCTCATAGTAACCAGCCCGATAGATGAACTGTATGACATCGGCATCTGATTCAATATCTCCTGACTCTCTCAGGTCTGACATCATTGGCCTCTTATCCTGTCGTTGCTCTACTGCCCTAGACAGGCTCGATAATGCAATCACGGGACACTTATACTCACGGGCAATATCTTTCAGTCCTCGGCTGATAACTCCGATATCACGTGTACGGTTCTCTGACTTGTATGATGCTGGCATAGCAATCATCTGTAAGTAATCAACAACCACCAAGCCAACATGAAAAGATTTTTGTGCGTCCCTGATGGCATCTCTGATTCCTCCAAGGGTGACAGTCTTATCTGCGATAATCCTAACATGAAGTGTCCTAGCCTCCTGAGCTACACCGTGTAGCTGATCCTTCTGGTAGTTATTCAGTTTCTTTGTCTGTATAACTTGACTATCCACTTCACTGTAGATTGAAAGCATTCTTGCAGTTACCATGTCTTTCGACATCTCTGCGCTGATGATAAGTACTCCTGTCTTCTGATCTAGGGTCCGCATAAACTTTGCTGCGTTCCATGCATATTGTAATCCCAAACTTGATTTACCCATAGATGGACGACCACCTAAAATAATCAATTCTCCATTTCGCCAGCCTCCTGTAATCGAATCTATTTCGTTGTAACCAGAATGTACAGAAAAGTCTGTTTTGTCAACGTCCCTTTCTATTGCCTCAGTTGTTGTGTCCCACATTAATTTAGATAAATCTTCAGATGCGTTTCCGGAATTGGTGTATGAAACAGATTTATTTAAATCAGCAATGATCGAATCAATATCATCATCTCCGATGGAAGCCTTCTTACTTGCTAACTCTGATGAGAATATAATTTCTCTGCGTCGATGATACTCAATTACTAACTTGACATAACTCTCATAGTTAGCGGTAGTTGGAAGCAACTCTGCACACTGCATGATGTAACCAAGTCCACCACAAGCTTCTAATGCATTGTGCTTTGTTAGTTCTTCATTTACTGTAACGATGTCAATGTCTTGACCGGCTGCATCAATTGCTACATATGCATCCCATATGAGGCTGTGTGAGACCCTGTAGAACATACCCTTGTTTATGTGTGACAGGCTCTTGAATAACTTCTTTCCACCAAGAAGAACAGATGCTATAAGTGATTGCTCACTCATAACATCTGCAGGGATTTCGATATTGAAACCTATGCTTCTAAGATTTTGCTCTTTGCTCATTTATGTGGTCCGTCAATCTAATGATATGTACTTCGTTGATAACGTCTTGTAGTAGTTGACCCTTCAGTGGTGGTTCTAAGCGCCATGCTTTATATCCACCAGTCTTCTTTAAGACTAACACCACTGTTGGATGTAATTTATTCGGATCAGTACCCCTTCTAATACCCTCACTAATCTCGTGAGTAACCATATGTGGTTGAGCATCTCCATACTTATCAATGGCAATGTAGTTTAAAACCTCTGATGGTGTAGGTCGAAACTTACATCGTGTGAGAATGCGTTGCGCTCCACCTTTGATATCCTCATCGCTTATCCCCGTAATTGCTACTCTGTATACAGTTTCACTTGTTGTGCTCCACTGAATAGAACTTGGTAGCTGCGAAAGAATCGCCAGTAACTTATCCGTTGTTGTCATTGAACCAGTCCTCCATCTTTACGACCGTCTTAGGTATTGTGTACGTTGGTACAGCATGTGTTTCCCAATGCTTCCATAGAGAGCGAACAGTAACCATTTCGTGGTTTGTCCACTTGCTCTTCAATGTATTCACACGCTCAATTACACTCTCTGCTGTAACACCAGCCTTCTGCATCTGCCAGATTGTTAATCGAACATCTTTCCACTCCTTGTCTGTGATTGCTGACTCAGCAATTTCTCCCCATCGTGCAAGTTTAAATGCTTTGTATAAAGTGAATGCTGGATCATCCTCTTTTACTACTTCTGCCTTCACTTGCTTGACCGATGTAACCTTTACGTCTGGGTCGTGATCAACTGAATCAGGGAATAACTTGTAGCCATTGCTTGTTGTTCTCCCGTTAGAAGAAGTTCTAGAATTGACTTCTAACAATCGCTTGTCGTTAATCTTCATGCCTACTAGGTAATGCAATGCGTTCCTAACGGTTGCTTCCGATAATCCAGTGCATTCAGTTAGCCTCTTGATGCTAGGCCAACAGTATCCTTCGTTATCTACATGCATCACGATAACCATGAATACAACAAATCCAGATGGAGTGAAGTTAGTTATATGGTCTACGAGTAATCTATCTATCTGCACAAATCCCGATGCTTTTTCACCGGATAAGCCAAATGACTTTCCGTTGAACACAGTTATCATTGTTATTTCCTATATGGGCATGAGGCACATACGTCTTCTTTTTTGTTTGATGCTGACTTGGTTAATATCTCACTTGCCTCATCGGCTGTCATTCCGTCTGGAACTTTAACGCTAATTCTCTTTTGTGGTTCTACATCACCAGTCAGGACTGCAACTATATCACTGGCAGACATTTGCTGTGAGTACGCAGATAGTAATATTTCTTTTTGTTGATCAACCGGTAGCTTAGCAACTACTCTATGGTGTGACCAGCTAAGTCCTGACACACGATTGTGGTGAGGTATTGACCCACTCACCCATGCCCAGTTAGCTAATGATTGGTATGCATATCCAGTAGCATCCATTGCTTGAGAATACTTCTCACCATATTGTGTTTGCCCATAGTTCAATGCATCACCAATGCCAAACTGGAATGCAGTCTCAAGTCTTTGCAATGTTTGCATTAACTTGTACCAGTCGTCAAACTCTAAGTCTTTTAGGAATGTAATGCCTACATCGGAAACTAGTATAGAACTTGGTAGGTTTCCAATTCGTACAATTTCTTCGTTCATATAATTCTTTCTGTGCCACAAAAGGCCACGAGGTATTAGCTCGCGGCCTTCTATGTTTGGTTGTTGTTGACTCCGTTGAATATAGTTACGGAGCAATCAATATTACTCTTCAGTGTCGCTTGCTGTCAATGCTTTAACACTGAAGTTCTCTGTCGCTTCCGTCACACTAAAGATGTCTGGATATTGCTCAACAAGTGTAAGCTGCACTTCCTTTGGGATCTTGCTTTTGTAGATCTTGTACTCAGTCTTAATGGCATCAAGGCTAAGTGGAATAACGTATGCTGCCTTCTCGTCATCAAGGATTGAGAACGTTGGCTGAGATGTCCGAAATGCAACCTGTCCCCATGGACACTTCCACGTCTTGGACTTACCAGTTAGTTGCGTCTTAGCAAAGTCAGCAATCTGTGCACCATATCTGGCTTGCAACCATTGCACTTTGCGTTCTTTATCCTTGACCATTGACTTGTATCTATCTACAACAGATTGCATAGCAAGCTGCTCTGCTTTAAGTTCTGTCTCGTATTTTAGTAAACGCTGTAAAGCTAAAAGAACGTCATCTTCTGTTTTAAGTTCATCGCCTAACCAGCCATCAACTGGACCGGCATATTCGCCGGTCTCAATCTCGTAGTAACTGTCGCCAATGATGTCAAATTTACTCTTATCCATATTAATCTTCCTCTGCCAAGAACACCGACTCTGCTTCTTCCGGTGTATTAAAACCTTGTAGCACTTCAACTACAAGACGTAGGTTTTCATCTGATGTTTCTATTTGGCCAGCCAATTTAGTAAAGACACGTTTCATATCTGACGGGGTAATACTGGCACCCCATATACGCTTGCACTCAAAAGCAAACTGCTTACCCGGTGTAAGTGTAGTAGCTTTGACTACTTGTGGTGTATCTACAATACGCATATCACCAGCTGGTGTTATAGGTTCTTCTAACTCTTGAGCAAACAACGTGCCATACCCACACAGGGCTAATGCTCGCCCAATGGCGCCCGTTTCTGCCTTCTCTCGGTAATCAGCAAAGTGCTTCTCATGTTCTGTCTTATGAGCCTTAGCAATGAGTCTGCCTGATGCATCGTGAATCTCGGCTGCAAATGTACAGTAGTCAGCACCCGAAAGATCGGGTACTGCATACGTCATGATTGTCCAGTCTGGATGATCTTCTCTGAACCAAGCAATGCGAGCAGCGACAGGTAAATACTGCTTGCCTTTGAGATTAATAAAGTGATCCCTTGGGTTAAATGCCATCTCTATTCTCCTTGTTTATGTTGCGTCCATGTTTACTTAGTAGTAATGAAACACTAGGACTATATACTTTTCCGTTAACGTTGTAGCTTGTTGACATTTTAGATAGTACTAATAATGTATAAGCAACAATAACGTAATCACCAACGGCTAACTTATCAATACACTCTTCACCAATGTGTTTATATATTGATGTCATTAATTCAAACGGGTCTAAATCTGCAAATGGATTACCATTCTTATCAGTTATTGGAGACTTTGCTTCTTTGTCTACTGCAATATGCCAGAGCATTGCTGCGTCAGGATACATAACATCAGGACATGTAAGCACAGATGCTTTTGTATTAACCATGTTTGTAGACTTGATCAGAATAGGTTCTCCATCAAGAACAATTGCTGGTGATACGTGGGCTAATATATGAATTGATATTGGTTTGATGTCGTAATCTTTTGGATTACTAAAATCTTTTTCAACATCTTTTTCTGCATCCCAAACAGAACTCCAACAACACACTAACGACCAACCATCTTTGACTACGTGTGCTATCGCTCCATCTTTCTCCGCAACATATACATAGTGAAATGGATCATACGTTACGTCGCATCCGTGATTAGCTTCACTGAATGGAAACACATCATAATTCATAATTTACATACTCTTTCAAACTTTGATTCGACTTTTCTCATTGCGTTAATTACGTCATCTACATTCCTGCAGATGACGGTCATGTTTTCATTTGCTATTAATTGTTGTGCTTCTCTTACAGATCCTTTCTCTGTTTTTAATTCAAGACCCACACCAATTGGTATGGGCCAATCCTTACAATGTACATATAAATCAGGTGCACCTACTGTATTACCTTGCCATCCAGTAGCATATTGAAATGTGCCACATGAACGACATCTTGTCTTGCCTCTTGATTTACCTACCTCAATGATTGTGTATCCACATGCTCGTAACATCATGCAGACTTGACTTTGAAATACCGCTTCGTCGTTTTTCCTTCTCATACCCTAATGATATACGCATAGTAGAAATAGCTTGCTACTAATAGGATGATAAACAAACAACCCATGCCGCCTTGTATGGCGCTAATAAGATCCGGATCTTCTTCCATGTATGTATTCCCAAACTTGTTTTACATATTTAGTTGATGATGTTCCATCTGGGAAAACAGAGAGCTTATCTATCTCCAACGCCATTCGAGCTGCTAATGGAGTTGGTGATCTTAATATGTGTTGTAATACTTGTGGATACATCAATGTCAATGTGAGTTGATGATTCACAGTGCTATTCATGTTGTTCCATTTATGTATTGAGAACCACTCATATTCATCAGTTGATATTTTTACTGATGCGTTAAACAATATCTCCTTACGTTCTGAATTACTTATGATTGACTTACATAAAAGTCGTGCTTTCCATCCACCATTTAGTAAATCGATAACGTGTTTGCGACTCCATGTTGACCATCCATTAGGTGACATCAATGCGTGTACTGTAACAACACCATCTAAGTTGTAGTCACAAGAGTATTGACACCAGAGCTGATAGATAATCTTTGCAGTGAACTGATTGCTAATGTGGACCCTCCCTAAAGGAGAGTCCACGTAGTAACAAACAGGATGATAAGCACTCCGTCTTCTTGTTGGCATTAGAACTTAGGAGGACTAGAGGTCTTGTGCCTAGCCATACAGTGACCACATTTCCATGGCGGAGTCCAATCACCTTTAAGAAACCAGTCAACAACATCTACAACGTAAGGTTTTTCATATTCTGACCAGTTGTATTTTGTTTCTGATTGTGGTGTTCTCCATAACAAAGATGGTTTATCTGATTCAACTTTGCTTACATATAATTCATCTATTGTTTTTAGAGTTTCAATATGATTTATTTTTCCTTCTTGTGTGTTAGGCATTTTAAACGATGTGATTTTTAATTTCCATTTAGGCCATGTGAGTGTAATGATTCCACTCGGTGATATCAATGGCTCTATTTGTTTCCACCCCTCTTTGAGTTGTGGTTCCGCGTCTACTTGCATTTCATTCATTAACAAAACTAATTCTTCTAACATAATTTCCTTTCAGTGTAGTTATTTGTAATACAACAGTATATCTTGTCAACCTATTCACAGGTGCAGTTTGAGTCCCAGTTCTTACACTCGTCACAGGTTTCAGCACCCATTAGGTGGTAGTCATCGTCTTCTAGTTCATCACCACTGCGTTGTACATGCTCCCAACCTTTAGGTCCTGCGTATATGTTGCCAGCAAAACACATGCCGGGTTCAGCATAACGACATGTAAACTCAAGGTCAGGAAACATATCAGACATGGTAAGAATCCATATATCAGGTGGTCCCCATGCTGTATCAAAAGCAATTGTTACATGACCTTCTTTGAAGTCTAGATAGCATGTATCACAAGCTCCCCATTTAGTACCCCAGTTGTTGTATTGCCAGTCAACATTACCGTTGCCTTCTTCATCTAATTCCTGTGGCACAGACTTATTGAAGTCTAGTACTGATGTGC